GAGCGGTCCAGCCTTCCTTATAGTTTCCTTGTATTTACTCCTGTCGTTCCACTGTACCATCTCCTTACCGTCTGCATAGTAGGCAAGAAACACACGACCTGGAAACTGTCGAGCAAATTGTAACGCATCATTTACACTTGGCATGGCGTCCACTACGGCGATACCTACATTATATTCCTTCATTAGCTCAGCAGCTCGGTTAAATGGACTAACGATCTCACCCTCTGGTCCACGGTAAGCAGGATTGTGCTGCTCTACGATCTCTACATGCCGAATACGCTTGTGATTGTCTTTCTGGTCAGCTATAGTCACCATAAGATAGCCAGCGCCCTGATCAATGCCCATAGCGGTCTTAGTCTCTGGCTTGTTAGCCTCTGCCCACGGAAGATCCTCTCTCACAATAGATTTAAGAATATCCATGGTGACACCCATGTTTTCTGCATCTACATATGGAAGGCCCAATTTAGCATTGTAGAACTCCTGCTTATTAGTGGTTCTCTTCCAGAAGTCCCAGATCTCGCCGGTCGTGATGAAATTCGAAGTTAGCTGGGAGACATGATAACTGTTATAGGATGCTCCAGGATTGTGAGCTTCGTATCTACCGTTCTGGGGACTTTTAATCTCATACTTGCACTTGGGACAGCGCAGATATACTTCTCCTGGCCTGCGAGGATCATCTGGGACCACACACTCTGGAAAGACGCGGGGAAGATTACAACCATCTGGACAGCCACACTTAGCCATCCACATATATTGCGTTCCCATGTTAAACCGCAAATCAATATTTGAACCGGGCAATCCAGTAGTAGAAGAATAAAGCTTCATCTTATATGGAGAATGGGAGATACGTTCCAGCGTTTGGTCAATATCCTTATCGCTGCAGAGACGAATCTCGTCAAAGCTAACGTAGTCTAGTGGAACAGAGTCTTTGGCAGACTTACCGCCCAAGTGGAGGAGATAGAAAGAACTCTTTCCAATCTTTCTCAACCCCAGCTTATCATTAAGATCAGCAATCTCAGCAATAGGAGGCACTGACTTGATTAAAGGTGTAAGACGGTCGGCGGAGGTGTTGTCCACCAATTCTTTGTTGGGCATGTAGAAACCTGCTTTACGACCGGGGTGTGACCACAGCCACCACAGAACTCGGAGAAGCATCCAAACAGTTGCGCCAAGCTGAGCAGCCTTAGCCATGACCACTTCGTTTGATTGGTCAGCATAAATGGGCAGCAAATATCTATGGTTCTCGAACTCAAGGGGATTGTTATCTACCTGAGCCCCATGAGCAAGACACCATAGAGGGAAGCTATCCTTAGCCATATACCTAAGGTCCTCCATTGAGATATCTTCTGGGCGTATGATAGGACTAGGAGTATGTATTTCAACAGTCAAATTTATCTCTTATGTGGGCATTTACTTCGTCCATGGTGTACCACCACTCCATAGGATCCTGAGCTAGTCCTTTAGACACACTCCAACAACTTCTCCATGACATCTTATCTCTGGAGGTACGGAAGTAGATCCTAACTGCACGATAAGGTATTGCCAGATACCAGCGCCTACGCCAAAGCTTTATATACCATGGCTGATGCTGATACCGCTTGTCAGAGCTCTTCCTGATAGTGCGTGGAGGTTGCTTTGGTATAGGCTTTCCCTTACTCAAAGGAGGATGCGGTTTAGAATTCAACGTCTTCTCCTAGGTCTACAGACCCTTTTTCAATAACATCTTCAGTACTATTGTCTTCTATCATCTTACTCTGGGCAAGGCCAATAGTCAATAAACCCCCCAAAACTACATTGATATCGAGATGGTTGGCTATGCAATACTCTGCCACCTTACTCATACTTCTCTGGACAGCTGGTGTTGCGGCTACAAAGAGGTGATTCTTTCCTCCGGCAGGGAAGATCAGGAAACTATAGGGAACTGTATCTCCATGCTGTTCAAAAATGACAGAAAGGACAGCGCCCAAGTCGTCCACCATATTGATGCTAGGAGTGCTAGAACGGTGCTCGGCTGCGGCTGCACGAGCAGCCTCTGCTCGCTCCTCTTCTTCCTTATAAAGCTCTAGGAATACTTCCGTGTCCTCAAAACCCATAGCCGCACGAATTTCATCTACATCCATCTCCTGCTCGGCAGCAAGGGCGTTGACTGCGAGAGTGAAAGCATCCTTATTGATTTCGCCTCTGACGTAGTTTCTACGAATTATCTCTATTTGCTGAGTTGCCTCATCCCAATCATCTCTTAGTACAACTGGAAACTCGTCTAAACCTTCCGCAACTCCTGCTCTAAATCTATGGTTTCCAGAAACTATATAATACCCTGGATCTTCATTTCCTTTCGGAACAACAATTAAGCTTTCGTCAAAGCCTTGCTCACGTATACTCTGCCTAAGCTCCTTGAACACATGGCGAGATTGCTTGTTGGAGTTTCTTGGGTGTTCTGAAAGCAACTCCTTTTTTACGATCTTAGTTTTATGGATCTTGACATGTTTTTTATTCATCTATAAACTCCCAACGAAAACCTCCTGCAGTCTTTCTATGTCCTCGGGCACATTCTCCTATATGGGAACCGGACGCTAGCCCAACAGACTTAGCCGCCTCAGACAAAGATGGATACGTAGCAACTGGAGTTCCTATGCTTTCTAATTTCCTTATTTTCTTGCTAAATAAGGTAGAAATTCTTGCTTTGTGTTCCTTAGACAAAGATTTTCCATATCTGTGATTACTCTCTCCACGAAATCTATCTCGTTCTTTTTCTGTGTATATTCTATTGCTGGCAGCTTCAGAAAGGGCTATTTTGTGTTCCTTGGAAAAACTTCTGTTCTGTAAAGCCTTACTAATAGCGCGTTTATGTTCCTCGGTACGTGTTTTTCCTATATGTGCTTTACTTAGTTTTCTTCGAGTCTGTTCTGTATGAGTTTTACCAAACATAGGATGCCTATCAGCCACCATTCTTGGTCCTCCAATAGACTTGTCACAAATATTAAAGCATAAATCCCAGCAAATCTTGACTCTATTTAAAAATAGGTTTTCTAAACATTTTACAAGGTCGGGATGACATGTTTCTACTACGGAAAAAACAAAACTATTTTCTCCATATTTGATAAAAGACCTCTGAAGATGTTCATTAGCGTGAACACCTTTCTTTAACTCTCTAAAGTGGGAAGATCTTCTTCGTCCAATGTCTACACTGGATCCTAAATAGAACATTCCATTGGAAACATTTGTAATACAATATATTCCAGAAATTTTACTCATAATACTTTCAATGCCTTATCGATATCTCTATAATTGAAACACACAAAACTGTTTTCTAAAGCTTTAGTTACAGGATATTCAGGTTCTTCCCGATATCTGCGCTTCACTTCTTCAATGTTGTATAAAGGAGCCAAACCAAGAACGGCCTCCACTCCATAAGACTTTAGGGTGACGGCTGTTCTGCGAGCATTGTCTACTCTCAGCCACACTACTCCAGGTTCGGTTGATGGCCCCATTACTTGATGCTCAGTGCCAATGAACTTCTCAACTTCTCCCCAATAGTATTCTCGTGTAGTCTGCCAGTAGCTCTGGGCATCAGCAGCCTCCTCTGCCAGCATCTCTGGCAGGGCACCGTCTAACCCCATAGGGCCACTCCGCACCATTTTCAGCTGGTCTACCTGTTCTGGGAACTTATGAATTATCAAACCTCCAGCTCCACAAACAATGGAAAGATCAAACACATTGAAAGTGCAGGGGATATCTGGGCCGGAAAGTTGCTCATGTGGCACAATTCTACTGTCTACTATACTGGGATAGTCCAAAACTAACTCAAGTAGCTCTTTCCGAACTGGCATTCTAAAGGGCTGGTTAAACAGGATCACCGGAACTCGATTCTGTTCCTCCAACATCTCAAGTGCATCTCGCAATTGTTCTAGATCCATCTGTAAGTATTCATCCTCGATGTCAAGGAGCAGTGGATGCCCACTAGCACGCAAGACTACGGATAGAGTATCTGGTGCAGAAGTGACCGGCATAATCACCGGAATAACATCTACCCTAGTACCCAACAACTCCAGGCAGGATTGAACTGCTATCTGGACTGAGGCTGTAGCACAGGAATAAGGCCCCGCTACTAGCTCCTCAAGCTCTTCTAGATATGTCCCCATAATCTTCTACTCCGGCTGCTTAAACCACTGTCCCCGCGCATTCTTCTCTAGGTAACGATTCTTAAGAAGCCTAAGGAGTACTCCCCTTAATGTCTTCTCATCTAAGCCTGTAGCTCTTCGAATATCCTCTACGAAGAAGAGCTTACCCTCTTCCATCGCCTCTACTATTTTAAGACCATGCTTGATCTTTTCAAGTGGTTTGTTCATATTTCCTCGTACCACCCCTTATTATTAAAGGCTTTTCGAACTCTAGATATGTTCATTCTATGCACACCTTTAATAGGGCCAAGATCCTCAAGCATCTTGAGATGGTCAGGGGTTGGGTATCCTTTCGACTTATCAAATCTCCATGGACCGATATGTACTTTCTTTATTTCCTCATCTCGCTCGCATTTAGCAACAACAGAAGCTGCGGATACGGCGGGAACGAAATCGTCTGCCTTTACCAAGGCATAATGATTTATCTCAGTTTCTTTTACTGGCTTATCTCCATCAAAGATGTAAAGCCCATCTTCTCCGTGTAAGCCGTACATGAAATCTAAGGTAGTCATATACAGAGATTCAAGAGCAGCAGCGTGGCCCACTCTGGCAATTTCGTCTGGTGTAACCATAAAAGCTATAGTAGTTATAGCTTTCTCTTGAATCATGTCATAGGCTTTCCTACGGGCCTTATCCGAAGAATAGCGCTTGGAATCTTTTACAATCTCCGCAAAGTCTAGCTCTAGAGCGCAACCAGCTACACACAAAGGACCAGCAATAGCCCCATTGCCTGTCTCATCAAACCCAACAATGACTTTAGGATTATGCTTCATTATAAGAGACGTATACTTCTTGTAGCCAGCATACCTCTTTGCCTTATTCATGTTACGTCCTCTATCTCGGGCTCGTACATACTGTTTTTAGGGTTGTTCTCAAAAGCAGATAGGTGCTGCAAGTTATTCTCAACATGAAGTCCCGACACTACGGGCTCTAGTCCTTCGCCCCTCCAATCCCACCTACCTTGAAGAGGAATAATATGGTCTACATGATACCCCTCCGGGCAGGTAACGTAGTAGGATTGGATAGCCTCGAAGTCTGCCCAGGCTGCCGTTCTGCATTTCTTTGCAGCTCTACGTTTAGCATTTCTTGCTCTAGCCCATTCCTTGTTTTCCCTCTGGAAGCGCAAAGATCTTTCCAGCAATACCTCTCTGTTTTCTTCTCTGTATTTCTTGTACTGCTCTTTCCTATGAGTAGTCTTATGTCTCTTCTTTTCAAAAGCCTTTACCTTCTCGGGGTTGTTTACCCTGTACTGCTTGTTCTTTGTCTTTATACTTTCCGCATTCTTTGCATAGTAAGAACGTTTCTTGGCAGAAATTGACTCCCTGTTTGCCTTTGTATACGCCTTATTGCATGCCTTACAGTAATACTGGTTTTTACTGAAGGCATCTAAAGACTTTTCAGTCTTGCATTTGTTGCACCACTTAGTCATGTTACGGGTAATCTATCGGCGTTATATTCCGCCATTCGGCCCGCAAGGAATTGTTTACCATTCTCATACATATATGCCACAAACATGTTTGGTGTCACGTTTGGATCTCCGCCTCTTGTTCCTAGAATAGTACCCACCTGAGCGTACTTTACTTCGGCAATAGTATTATCTACGCGCACTGTCATACGACGAGCATGAGAGTTGGCATCTCGGTAGGAAAGAGGACCAAACCATGGGTCACTCGCATCCTTACGAACCCACCACTCTCTGCGGGGGTCACCGATCAACACCCCAATATTCCTAGGAGGTGAAGGTACCACCACAACTGGTGTCTCTGCCTCTACTCTTATGATCCACCCCAATGTAGCCATGCCTATGCTATTGTCAAGTAGACCTTGAGTGGCAACCTGAAATGGGTCGGCCAGCACACAATTGGCATCTATAAGAACAGTAGACATTATTGTCTAGTAACCTTGACAGAACCTGCGGTAGGTACGTTCTCTTCAATCTTCTGCCCAATAACAGATCCGGCACTTCTAGCGGTCTTAGATACAGTGAGAGGATGAGTGATATCCAGACCTAGAACCTGCCAAATCTCAATAAGCTGAGTAGCCTGGGCTGCTGTTAGGCCCACACCAACACTACCTATGGCTGCTACTACATCTGTAGCTATTTCATCAATAGTCTCTACTACTAGAAGAGTTTCTTGATCCTCGCCTTTTACAGCTCCACCATCATCTACATGGTATTCTGCGGAAATAACACTTCCAACGACTATGCCAGCTATTGCACTTAGGCTTATAAGAGAAGTATAGTGACCACGTTCTACCTCAGTCATATGTAAATATTTGATAGCCCATCCCGATGTTTTGAACGTAGAGTCACCCCAATCCAAATAGGAATCAGTAGTTGTAGCATCTCTAAAGGCTAAAGCAGGAGTCTTACCTGTAAGACCACCTGCGCCCTCTTGATCTAATGTAAGATTAAAAGGTGCTTGAGTTCTGGATTTCTCATAGATAAGCATTTACTTCTTCTTGTTTCTCTAGGAAAGCTTAACACAAGCAATTAACCCGTTTTAAAGACAGAATCAGGTTATCCTGCAGTATTATTCCTGTCTATTTCCTTAGCCTTTGTAGCTCCAAAACAGCCTGCCAAAACAATTGTTGCGAACCTTCTCCGGCAATATTGCAAACCAACGAGAGTTTGCCATCACTTATTGTGATCTCTGAAATCTCCAAACCTAAGGATCTGGAAACAGTTTCTATGATCTGAGATTCAAAATAACGTTGTATTGACGTTTTCATTCGGTTTTATCCCCTATTTTTGAAATTAGAACATCACACTGTGCAATTTTACTACTAAATATTAGTTAAGTTCTTTGTAACTCCGCCTGTACGGCAAAATACATCAGTTCCATCCGTCCAAAATGAACCTACAATTGTGCTAGTAGTTCCGCCTGAGATAAAGCGCAATCCGTTGGTAGTATCCCCAACTTGGAGACTGCCTGCTATCGCGTTGGTTCCAATCCCAAACTGAACAGAGTTGGTTGCACTAGCAGAAATGGTAGCATTGGCCGCATTTCCCCAAGCTAAGGAACCTTGTCCACTTGCGCTGATAAGAGCGGATGTGGCGATACCAAGAGCAAACCCGCCAGCAATAGAACCTGAGTTCGAGGCTAGAATCTGCCCGGTGCTCCCAGATATCCCCACTCCGGTACCCGAGGCAAAAGATCCTGCTCCGCTTGAGACAATCTGGCTGCCCGTCCCCTGAACGGAACCAGAGGCGAATGCACCAGCACTAGTTGCACGAATCTTTGCCCCAGTTACAACAGAACCATGAGCAAACCCGCCTGCTGCGGAACTACTAACCTCAATAAGGCCCCCGCTATCTGCTGCCCCAGCGGCAAATGCGCCTTGAGCACCAGCTTTAATAGTTGTCGTTTGTCCCGAGGTTGCACTGGAGTGGCCTCCGGCGAATGATCCGATGCCAGACGCACTGAGTAAGGCCGTACCTGTAAAAGTGGAGTTTGCTCGCCCAGCAGAAAAAGCGCCAAGACTAGTCGCTTCCAACGTTGAAGTTGCTCCAGAAGCGTTAGCAGTAGCTTGCCATATTGCAACAGAGCCAGGACTAGATGCATTAATAACAGTTGTCCCTAGTACTGTAACGTCACCAAGCGCCATAGCCCCAGCCAATGCTGTTGCGCGAGGAGATATAATCTGGGTCACGTCCTGCAAAGCATCAGAATCCGTGACGGTGATGCCACTGTTCTGAATGCCTTTTGGTCCAGGAGTATCCCCTCTCATTAGACGATTATCTGTTAGCGTTGCTGCGGCTGTAACATCACCAGAACCGCCTAAAGGACTCCAAGTAGTAGACCCATCTGTGTTTTGGTAGAGAGAAGGTGTAGCTGGATCAATGGCCAGAGAACCCTTAGCCGCTGTAACCTGTCCGTCAGGCGGAGCATCTACGCTTATTACTTTTACAGGGGATACATTTGATGTCTGATCTTGTATTTGTATTCCAGCAGTTTTGTTGACAGTACCATCTAAAGATCCATCACTTATAAGATTTAGATTTCCAGTAATAGTGGTGGGTATAGTAACTGTGCCTAATTGTATAGCGGAAGTAGTAGAAACCCCTATATATACCGCCCCGTCACCCCCGCCCCCAGTGGCAACCCCACCCTGGACATAAGTATCACCACCAGCTCCCGTGCTACTATTGACGCCGCCTTGAATAGTCGCAGTGGAAGCCTTAGTCCCCGTAGAACTATTCCCAGCTCTGATGAATATTGACGATATATCTGATAGTATATTTAGATTAGAAGAAGTCGTATGACGAATTTCACTATCTCTAAAATCGGTTGATCCAGACGTTCCTGTATTAGAAATACGAACACCAGTTTGTCCAATACCCGCGAGAGTAATGTTAAGCCCTACTTCGGTAGTAGTGATATTCGTCTTTATTATAGATAAAGGAGTGAGTATAGCCCCAGCATCTCTCCAAATAACAGGATCTGATAAAGGAATATCCACATCATTGTCAGGAGTTCCTGCAGTGATGGCACTGTCTAATGTTGGCGTAGATGAAGCTGTAAGAGTAGATAGCGTAACCGGAATAGCATTGTTTACATCTCTAAAGCGGAGGTCATCTCCATTTCTATCAATATAAACATTTTCATCCCGGTTTGACGCATCCTGGAAATACACACCGGCCGTTTCTAACCCATCTTCCTGTGGAGAAATCTCCGTAGGGATACCCATGGTATCGTCTAAAGGATCCCCTCCCTTTGCGGCTTCCTCATAAATGAGTACTTGAACTCTATCAGTAATAGGCATGGGCTAATTAAGCAACCTTCTTACCAAGGATATTCACATCAACAAATAGATCTGTTGCGTTTACAGCGTATCCAACCATAATAACGGAAACATTACCGGAAGGAACAGAAGTTCCGATACCACCACCGGACTGGAGAAAATAACGATCACCAACGGTTGCAGCTGAGATTACACCAGTTGCTATACCGTGAGATACAACAGTAAGCGTATTACCAGCAGCTGCGGCTGCACTCTCTGCTAAACCAAAAGTTTTCTGAAGTCCAGTAGCCGAAATAGCGGCATTGGACTTAATAACGCGGTCATTAAGTCCTCCCCACTGAACTGCATCACCAATAGCTATAGCTTCGTTAGCGGTGTCTACGTTAGAAACACGGTTAGCATCGCCCGCACCAATAACTTCAAGCTGACCAGAACCATTAATCTGAATGGTAGTAGTATCTACAAGAGCCTGGAGACCAGTAGCCGTAAGCTCAAGACCTGGACTTGCGGTAAGGTCAACCTGAAGATCGCCAGAACCATCAAACTCGATACCACCAGTACCTGCACCTGCTGATGCCAACTTGACATAGACACCAACTGCGTCAATTGCAGTACCACGAGTACCGTCTGCGTCAACACGAAGCTTAGCAGTAGAGAACTCAAGACCAGAAACGGTTGCAAGGTCTACCTTAACAGTAGATCCAGTAATATCAATACCATCGCCGCCAACAAGAGAACCTGGACCAGCGGTCTGAGTGAACTCAAGAGCAGTAGTATCAACAGTGATTGGGTCGTTGGTGATAAGAGTCCAACGAGTATCGGCATAGGCAGTACCTTCCCCGGCCCAAGTGGTCATTCCATCATCAACCTCTGCGTCTGTATCAGCGTCAGTTGTACGAGTAAGCTCGAAAGATGTAGTGGAACCATCGCCTAGAGCAGTAACCTCATAAATACCATTCTGGGAATCATTAGCGTTGCCATTATAGTCAGCAAGCAAAACACGATCACCAACAATAAGCGTTACGCCATCAATGTCATTGAAGGAAGCAGCATTCGTAGGAGCAGTAAGAGTCTTACCAACACCGGCACCAACAGCGGTCCAAGTATTGTCAACTTCTCCGTTAGTACGAACGCGACATGCGGCCTTCCAAGATAAACCGTTAGAAAGGGAATCTACATATGCCTTGGAAGCAGCAGCGGTATTGCCTGATGGTACAGCTGGAAGTCCTGTAAGCTCACCACCACCGGCAACAGTAATGTTACCTGTAGAGGCAATAGCCAAAGAACTTAGAGAAAGATCATCCGCGCCGAGAATAGCCTCGGTTGCGATACCCTCTGCATCAATGTAGAGGAATTTACGTGTAGCCATAGCTTTTATCTCCTAAAGAGAATGGGGGTTAGTAATACTAATTCATAAATGGAAACTAATACTTGCGTTAGTCGTCTATAGACATCAATTTACCACTTATATCGTCATATATCAAGTTTTCGGGGGTGAGATTATACTTTTCTTGTACTTCTTGTCCTATTGCTTCGAACTCTTTAGTAGCCTTAGTTAAGTCTTTCTCCAACTCCTTTTGAAGATCAGCAAGCTCGCGCTCCTTGGCATCATATTCGAGTTTAGCAATACGTAGAGACTGCTCTTGCCACTTTAACTGCAAGCGAAGATTGTATGCTTCCTTCTCAACAATAACTCTCTTGGAAGCTGCTATTTGTCGCTTAGCACGGAACAACTCATACCTAGCAAGGTCACGAGGATCCATGTAATCCCCCTCTTCGTCCTTGACAGGTCCTAGAAGAGAAACATGAATACCCAGCTCCTTCTCAGGGGCCTCTGTCTTCTTCTCTACTGCTGTAGGCTTCTCCTCAGCACTAGTATCTTGTTTTACAACTCGGGGCTTCTTAACGGCAGTCACAATATATCACCTCTTACGACGGTACTTTCTTATGTCTTTGTTGATTAGGCAATACCATAAACTCGTCGTCAGATACGGCAGTGCCCATGATTTGTACGTAGCGAAACCCAGTAAGCGGGTCTCCTAAAGTTTGAGTAAGTTGACTATCTGTGTCTACTAGATATGTCGCTCCAGGAACCAAACCTGAATATACATTTTTAAGAATGCCTAGAATTCTTATAACGCAACGAGTAGCAGTACTCTTGCTTTCGATAATGCCTACTGCGGGCTTGGTGTCATTGTCTATATCTATCTTCTCTACCTGATATAACTCTCCTGCCTTTACGTCTATGATCTTGACACAATCACCAACAGAGTCTGCAGCCTTGCAGATGGCGTCTATAGTGCCTGTAATATCTGCGGTGTCAATTACATCCAGATTACCCGTAAAGGGGTTGAATACATACTTAGAAGGCATTAGGTGCGCGTTACTGTCTCTAGGTTGTTGCTTACATCATACGTTATGGCCAGCACAGCCACAACGGTCCCTGCTGCTCCTCCGGTTTTATAGGTAACGGAAGTAAGCAACGAGCCAGTGTACCCGAGGTTGATGAAATCATAAACCTCTGGAACAAGCTTGTTGAAATCGCGCACAAGCCACGGCGGCGTGCCTTGCTCGGCAGTAACCGAATCGGTAGATGAATCTAAAACGCGACCAATTAAAATGCGTGCCATCTAAACTCTATAAAGTAGGAGGTAAATTATGCAGTGAAGCTTGTCTAGATCGCAATCCTTTGTATCTCAAAGTCCCTCTAACATAGGTTCCTACGTAGTGCATTACTCCGTACTGAAATGTGACCATCTCGGATAATCCTGAGTCATTTTCAGAACTTAACTTACGTGCTTCCCTATCTGCATGCGTAAAACTGAGAGGCCCTTCCAAGGTGGAATCGTCATTGAAGTCTCTTACAAAGTATTCCATGTTGAAGAACCTATACTATTTTACCATGATCGAGGGTATAAAACAAGGGTATTACTTACGCTCCGCTAGGTATTGCTTATGAGGAATCACTTCCCCTGTCTCGGAGATCAAGAATCCCCAATCCTTTACTTTCTTACCAGAACAAAAGATAGTCCAGGCACCATGACCTGTGTCCACTAGACTAATTCTATGAAAGGTTTTGCCACTAAGAAGATTCAATCGTCCAGGTTTAAGATGGCGAGTGTATACATCCCCAGTATTACTCTTTCTCTCCTCAATATAGCCACCAGTGAGTATAACGCTGAATGACCACATCCAAGGATGGTTATGTAGCTCTCTGTCCTGATCCCCTTGGAAGAACTTATGTAGATAGATACCAGGCAGAAGTCCATTGTGCTTGATATAGAACCTAAGCAGATACTCTTCGCCATAGTTTCTCACTACACGACTCCGATGGGGGAACATTTTCACAATATGCCAACATAATTTGTCTATAATATCATTCATTCCTGCACCATTTTGAATATCCCTGACCGAAGGGAAATCTTTTGCGCCCATCCAGTAGCCCTATGTAGTTTCACAGTCCTAGGAAGATCATTCTCCAAGTAGATAGGAATCTGTTTACTCTCAATAATGGGCTCCTCATCCGCACCATTAATGAACTTCCAGATGTTCCTAAGCAGATTAACATAGCTAACTTCTTCAGAAGAGGCAACATTGAAGATGCCATTAGCCTTGCTTTTGAGTAGAATGTCTATGGCCTTTAAAAAGTCATCCTGATGGAGAAAGGAAGTACAGCACCAACTATTTCGGGGATTGATTAGTTTCTACCCTTTTCTAGCTGCTACAATAGAATCATGAATCAAACCCCAAGTGATATCTGGCCCATATACATTGTGGGGACGAACTATTATAGTAGTGGCGTGCTCCCTATCCATAAATATGTGCTCAGCTGCTAGAGCGTATAAGCATCTCGCCCTCCGCTGAGATGTCCATCGTGGGGAAATCCCCACATGGGAATCCTCTCGGGATTCTGAGTCTGCAGAAATGTGGAAATCATTCGTAGACAACAACACTACTGGCTTACCATCTACCAGCATCTTCTGAAGCTCAAGCTGGGCTAGTGGGGGGTGGGTCTCTTCCCCTTCTAAAACGCCTCCAACCAGGCAGAAATCAGGCTCGTCACTGAGAGGCACGAGCGCAAGTCCACGACTAATAAAGTGATCTCTCACCAGTCCCAGAAGAGGATGCGTACCTTCGACAGTAAACTTTGTCCTATTCTTAGTGCTCATTTTCCAAGCTTGTTCTCTTCACATGTGCAATAAAGGAAGATCTTCTTGCACTTTTTGCACTTAGGAAGAGGTTTCTCTTCTTTTACTTCTTTGTCTTTCGTTCCCATAGCTTCTTTGGCTCATTTAGTAGATCATCAAATAGCCTGATATAGGCCGCCTCACCCTGACGGTCAGTAACTCTCATGGGCGAGCTTTTGATAAAGTCAATTTGGTATTTGTTGTTGAGGGAGGTTTCTCGGAGCATTATAAACCAAGGTTGCCTATTCTTCTTGAACACAAGAAGAGTGAGTCTATCATCGGCAGTCTGGCCTTTGGCTTGCTCCCACCAATCCCACACTTTAGTTTGCGGGGCCGTAAGAATCTGATCAAGTGTCCAATCTTCTTGCCACTTCACTTCAACAGAGAAGGGAAAGGCTTCATCAGGAGTTACGATATCTCCCTCCGCATTCCAGTCTTCCCTGAACTTCTTGGTTTTGAAGCCACCCGAACTGGGCGTTCTTGCAAAGTCCGAGCCCCACCATGCCTGCAACTGAGCGCAACCTTGCGACTCTCCCCGACGATCCTTGTCGCGCGAGTTGATTCCAGCCCTCTTAGGTCTGGGTGCTTTAGCCATTAGGTTAGATCGCCTTTACGCTGTAGAACTACAATAAACAGTTCCTGTGACACCGGCGAAAACACAAGGACAAATCCATCAAGATCCCACACAACTGTTGGCATCTCCTTAGCAGTTGGGGGACCAAGCTCGTCCAAAAGAGCCTCTGCTACTAGCTTAGCCTCACTGAAAGGCATAAGAATAGAAGATCCTGTTACGTGACCATCAGCTAGCTCAATAGCAAAGCCCTCATTATCAGAAACGCAGGTGTTGAACTTTTCGCTTACGTCCAACGTGCCGCCAGTCTGACTACACAAAGCAGCAAACTGAGCTGGAGTTTCATCCATCAAGGCACGGAGAAATGTATAGGTTCCCTCATATGGGTTAGCTGCCTTCTCAACCACGGGTGGTGGAGGCGTTGGCGTGGTCTGCTCTACAGTTCCTGCCTTATTGCAACCAAATGCCAGCAGTGCAAGAATCAATACTTTTTTCATTTTATCCCCTTATCCATAAATATTTAGTAGAATGAGACCTATTTCCCTGTCTCTTTCGTCCTTTGATAGTTCATTTAGTTTCTCAAGCTTGGCATAAGCATCCCTAGTATAGCCAGTTCTATTATGCTGCTCCCAAATCTTATATACCCATTCCTGCACCCAGAACTCCTCTAATATAGTGCAATCAATGTCTGTGTGCAAAAGTTTAGTATATGCCTTCTCCAGCCCACACATATGCCCAAGGTTTCTGCGTAACAGGGCTGTGGCAACATTCTTTACTACTGGAACTTTGCCCTTTCCCGCCATCCTCTTTCGTTCTTTCTTTACAGACTCAATAAGGGGAATGGCACGTTTGTTTAGGTTACACTTCTGTGTTCCCGCGTGCATACGTAATCCTAAAGGGGTGAAATAGCCCCCGCACTCTGTGCAGACTACGGCTGATGTTCGGGCTCTAATCGTCATCAGATTTCCGCTCGTGGGCCGCACGCTCACTTGGCCGAAATACGGTATCATATTCTCCATACTTTTCTAGCCATCCTCTCCGTATTCTTTTATAGATGGTAAAGGCACTTACAGGACTTTGCGCGGCCCATTGAGAGACGGTCTTAGTAACTCCATCGATCTCAAGCATAACATTGTCAGATTTATTGAGCACCTGTAATTCGCGGGATAACCACTTTACATTCCCAGGTTCGTAGCCCTTATTATAGTCTATTCTTTCAATAGTATCGTCTATGTTAGGTCTTGGCCCAACCATCATGTAGAAAGCTTCAAAGCTGTAACGCCACATAGGGCAGACTTCAATTCCTCTTCCCCCATAACGCGCATAGTCTTTGTTGTTGGGATTATGACATCGCTGGTTCATATGAACCCAAGTATTGTATTCGGGGCTATTAGACATACCATGGGTCTCTCTACGCCCCCTAGTGGCGCATCCCTTGCACATCTTGCTGCGCCCGGAAGTCAGGTTGTAACCTGGAATGAACCTAGAAGTCTTGCCACACCCCACACAGACACAATAGAACTTGCGGCCATGGTCTTCTAACACTAACCACGAACCGTAAGTTTCTCCTACTTTTACTTTGCTCTTTTTAGTCAAAATCTAATTCTAGTATTTCTAATCCATCCAAGACTGAGAAATCCACTGAAACCTCAGGGGTGGCATCCACTAACACACGGAACAGTTCCTGTGTGTCATAAAGAGCTTCTGAGATAGCAGCATCAGTTATTTGGCCTGGATTTACCTCTGTCAGAGCATAAAACCATCCCTCGAACTCTACTAGTTCCGCAAATTCTTCTCTTGTCATTTGCTCTTGTTTTCAATATCATTGAGGGCAGCAATATCTGCCATGGTTGCGGTTTGAACAGTAGGCATATGTTCCTCTGCATGCTTAGTGGCGAGTTCCTGGAGCCTCTTGGAAGCAAGCTCAGGTGGAAGTTCGATAAGACGGATATCAAATGTATGAGCCACCTTATCGAAATAAGTCTGTACTTCATAGTTAATGTTAAAGAAGCGCTGAAAACGTTCCGACGCAGAGAGTTGCCTCATTATCTCAGACAAATACATCCTTTGCGCTGCTTCTTGTTGTTCTTCCGTAATCTCTTCATCAATGGTGTTTTCAACTGCTTCTTGCTTTTCTGTTTCTTCAGTCATTAGTTTCCTCGTCATCGAAAATAGGATGAGATACAATCTCAAGAGGCTCTCTTCTAGTGCAGCGGCTCCTGCTGCTTCTTCCACTGCGTTATGTAGCATATTAGTTGCAACTTCAGTCATATGTTCCCTGAATACTCCAAGAAACATTGTGCCCAACATCCAAGATAGGTGAGATACAGCTAGGGCAAGGACAGCAGTCCTTAGCTCCAAGTCTGAAAATAGACAGAAGAAAGACAACGCAAGACCCAACCACGAGATGATTCTCGCCGTGAATGCTGCATAGAACAATTGTTTCAAACTCATTTCGTACCCCCTCCAAGGGCCAATTCTACTACATCAAGATTTTTGTATAGGTCAGGAAGAGTTCCCTCATTCTGAATAACAGCATCAAATAGATCATCAGAAAAGGTAGCCTGTTCTGCCTCAGAAGCATGACCAGCGATGCCAAGCTTCTTGGCTTTCTTGTCGGCCGACTCACGGCAAACTCGAATAAGCTTACCTCCAGCAGTGTGTATAGCATCTAGCTCGTTCTTGAAACGAACATCAGAGACTACAACACCGTTTGGGATTACCATAGTCTTATTAGCAGAAATTCCCTCTTCGCGGGAATAGTCATGCCCTTGCAGGACCTTAGTAGCCGTGCTAATGAGTTCATTAATCCAGATATCTTCATCAACCTCTTGTCGGCCCCACTCTGTACCAAGGCTCTGGAGCATGATTCGGGGACTTAGTTGAGGATAATGATGCCCAAGAGAAGCAAACCAGAAGTATAAAACCTCTAGTGCTTTATCCTGCTTATCGGCGTCAACCAAGCTAGCAACCCATTCAGGGCCATAGCTAACTAGACGCGAAGCTGCATCAGCCCAACCTGGATCGCACGCCCTACGAACAGCGCCTATTTTGCACCCAGGAGAGAAATCAACTCCATTGGAACGAATATTGCACTCGATGAAGGTAGGGTCAAAGGTGTTTCTAGCTGACGATGGACCCCAAAGCTGAATAGGATCGAAACCGAACACATTGTAGCCAAATCTTTTCAAAGGGTCAGCGAGGGAAAGCTGAGTATAGCCATGCTTATTTACAAAGCGTCCAGCTACCTCATCTTTTCCAGCGCCAGCATGGCCAGTAATACCTATTATGTGCATCAATCTTCTCCTAGGTCAAGTGACTCAAGAAAGTCTGGATCGAGTTCAAAGCTTTCTTCAGTCTCTGTTTCATCGCCTTCACCAAACATGGCTTGTTCAAGTAGATTAGCGGCAAGATTCCCTACAGAAACTAGATATTCAGTATCACCTGTCTCTGGCGGCAATACCTGAAGATCTAAGAAACCATCTTCGCTGTCCTTGCGAACTATTACTGCTACAGCATCTTTTGGAATGGTTCTAGACATTACACGAGTCCATATCTCTTGGCCTCTTCAAGCTTTACTTTATAGTAAGACTCCTTAACCAAGTTTCTCGCTATACAAGATAGATCCAATCTTTCATTTGTCAAGTAGGCTACTCGGTCCAATTGTACTTTGATTTCAAGCGAGTCCGAGGTCAAATACTCCTTACGGATTAGAGCCAACATAGCTCCGACAGCGTTATTTGACAATTCGTCAAAATCACCATTTGCCTTGCGCTTCAAAAGAACATTGACCTTATCCAGGCACTGCCCAATCTCGCCCTGATGACGGCTGGAACGCTGCTGAATGGCTTCGATTATTTCTCTTCCACTCAATACAAACTCCTGAGTGGTATCTCTTACACTAGGGACTGCCATATTACTTCTCCAAAGAACTGATTCCGTTTTGCTTCACCATTGTAAGCCTTTTTGGGAATAGCTGTTTAAAATGGTCTTGGTGCGTAATTACATACACAGTATTATACTTTTCCTTCTGCTGGTTCAATAATGTCACTATAGCCTCTGTGCCAGATTCGTCAATAGACTCAAATGGTTCATCCAAGAATCTAAAGGGAATAGTCTTCTCAGCTCGAAGGGAGGCTAGCTCACCAAGGGCCATAGCAATGACGAGGTTGGCCCGTGCGCTCCCCAGAAGAGTTAGAGGCATAGGAGCCTCCTCCATGTTTCTGGGATACTTCAATATTAAACCTTTCTTTAATCTTACCACTCTTTAGAGTATCGCGAGTGTGAAAGATAATATTCATCTCTCCATCCGTCACCAAGTCGGAATACTTCTTGGCGAACCGATTAAGAATGGGAGTGACGTGCTCCAACATAAAACTTCTAATACCAGAAGGAGAAAAACTCTTAACCCAGAAGTCTAAAATCTCTGCTTGCTTCACAAGCGCAGCATATTCTAAGACCAGTCTCTCGTGTGTCTCGTTTCTCTCCTTGGCCTTCTCCCGTTCTTTATCAAGCAGGCTGGTAAAAGGATTGGTCTCTGACTCTAGCTCTGCTAGACGAGCTGAAAGCGTCAATATCCTATTCTGAATATTAGCAGTCTGAGTCTTGGCCTCCTTGACCTTCCCCAACTCAAGTTCAACCTTAGCCAGCTTAGCATGGAGATTAGCAACTTGGATAGTAGCCGGACCTAAAAGCTTGTCTAGTTCGTCCTTCTCTTTCTGCCATGCCTCTCTGGTCAGATTGGTGCTCTTCTCAATAGTATCCACCTTGATCATAAGGGGACGTTCTTCCCTTCTGATCTTCTCTCTAATCGTCTCTCGATGTTCTTGAGTGATAACCTGTCCGCATTCTTGACACCGCTCTGCAGCAATGTATGCGCGGCTCTGCTTCTTGGAAATAAGAGCTTCTAGTTTGGTAGCTACAACAATCTTGTCCTCATTTAACTGACGAATCTTGTCAGTGTAGTGAAGATCTACCTTGTTATAATCTTGCCTGATTAGCCTCTCTACTTCTTCAGCTTCGCCAACAGACTGTAAAAGCTCTCCCTTCTGTAGTATTAGATCTGCTTCAGCCGCAACCTTATTGTCCCAGCCAGACTTGTCTGTCTCTAAAGAAGAGAGTCTAGCTTTAGCCTCTTCCACCCTATCTAGGCGAGAACTAGCATAATCTTGTTCCTTGGCATTTAGATCAGAGATACGTTCATCATCTTCTTGGATAATCTTTTGCAGATCCGTAAGCGTATTTAGCTCAATCTCTACCTGCTTGAAACATTCCCGATAGCGCCTACGAGCTACTTCCGAAGCCTTACTAAGTGTCTCCGTGCGAAGAAGGCTCTCCAGAATAAGTTTTACCTGGGCATCAGTCATGGTAGCTACATTAACTCCAGCCCCCGGCATCATGGCACAAAAAGTGATGAAGTCTAATCCCAAGATCTCCTGAATAGCTTCCTATGTAGCCGCTATAGAGGCTCCCGAAACGTCTTTGCCCTGGCACCTAAGGATCAAGTCATTTGCTTTGCGATCCTTATCAGCCTTGTTCCTCCGGTAGCGGGTCACTTCATATTCTTTGTCATCATCAGTAAAGGACACAGTTACAGCACAGTTCTTACCAACCTTCTTGTTGACAATCTCGTCTGATCCAAACCCTCTGACAGTATTCCCCCACAAAGCCCACGTAAACGCATCCAAAGGAAGAGACTTTCCTGCGCCATTGCTATCAGCACGTTGAGCATCCTCGTTTCTTCCCAGGATGAGGGCTAGACCTTGGTCGGCTAAGGGAAGTTCGAGTTCCCCTATTGAACCAAAGTTAGCTATTCTTAGACTTCCGAACTGCACGTTTCTTAGTCGCTTTCTTCTTAGCAGGAGCCTTCTTCTTAACAAGGGCCTTCTTTTTGGACTTCTCTTTCATTCCAGCTTCCACAGGCTCTGTTGCTTCAATTCCTGACACAATAAGAGTCATAGAACCCTTATAGGTGCCTGCCGACAAACAAGCAGAGTCCTCTTGTCGAAGATTGTCAAGAATAAGCTTAGATACAACCTCTGAAATATGAACAGTCGGTATGTCTCCTTGCTCCTCTATATGGAATGTTACGTCAGCATTCACATGAATGTGATTGCTGGCAATAAGCATAGTAATGCCATTTGTTTTTGTCTCACTCATATTCCTACCTCTTTTAGGATATCTTTACCTGTAGAGAGGACTGCCTCTTTATTCAGCTCCTCTGGCAATCTACTGTCTACCCATTGATCAATTACAGCAACTGGACTCAGTTGTGTAGTGTCTAATGTAAACTCTGTTTCTTCATCTGCAATCTCATAGACGATCTCAAGGTGCGCAACTTCCCATCTCTTTCTTAAGGCCTCTCTATCGATGTTCATGTCTTTAGTGATATTGCGGACGAAATCGTTGGCCTTCATCATAGAAAGCACGCCCCTAGAAGTCTTGCCGTCCCTTGTTACTACAAATTCTGGAGCCATAGTCTGCAACTGCTGAAAGTCTACTTTGTTACCTTTCATGGTAACGTGTAAATAGCCTCGGGAACCATAAGCATCCCCCCAATTATGCTGGTGGGTAGCTCCGACATACCAGCCATTAGCGAACAGCTGCTGGTGCTCGTGGAAGTGCCCAAAGAAACAAGCAGCAAACTTGCGATTAGGAACATCTTCAACACGGACATCAGAATCATGTACTAGTACATAATCGCTCCCGACCTTAGCGCCCTGCATACCCAAATGGGCGAACAGAATGCTAGGTTTCGCTGACATCTCAGCTAGTTTTCCTGCTGCCTCTAGAGCATTTTTAGCTTCGCTTAGGCTCTCTTTATAGGGAACAAATACAAAGTTAGCATCTTCAACCTCTTGGCTTTCAGCTAGACGGTCGTAGACATGGATATAATCACTGAGTTCTCCTAACCCAATGAGACTGTGTACATGGCCTTGTCTATCCCCCATATCATGGTTCCCAGGAAGCATATGCAGGTGAATATCCTCGTCCACAAACTTGTGTAGACGATCGATAACTACATATCGTACATCGGTGGGCACCGATGCCCTGCGATGAAACAAATCACCGCAGAACACCACATGCTTTATATCCTTTACTTTTGCGTAAGCCAATATCTCATCTAGAACCGCCGCACTATCAGCAAGTCTGGAGTTATATAGCCCCAGCATATCCGGGATGGTAGTCCGCGTTGCTCCATACTTAAAGTTATGCGCATGGAAGTCGCTGAATACCAAAAACTCAAAAGGCTTAGACATGCTTAACGCAGATTATCTCTTCAATCTGCCTCATAGCTTCTGGAGTCTGATTCAACCAGGCAATAGTTGCGTCTCGTCCCTGACCTACATTATCACCATCATAGGCGTACCAGGCACCCTTCTTATCTATGGCTCCAATCTCTACAGCTACATCAAGAACCTCACCAGCGCGGTTTATACCTTGCCCATGAAGTACATCAAACTCACACTGACGAGCAGGTGGAGCAACTTTGTTCTTGACTACCTTGCAACGGGTGCGATGACCCATGTGCTTATCAGCTTTCTTTATTGCACCAATCTTGGCGATCTGTACTCTCTGTGACGCGTAGAAAGGCAAAGCCTTACCACCAGAGGTAACTTCGGGATTGCCGAACATTACACCAATCTTCATACGAACCTGATTGATAAATACCAACGTAGTCTTAGAATCTGCTACAGGACCAGCCAACTTACGAAGTGCCTGACTCATCATACGAGCTTGCGCTCCAACATGATGATCTCCTACTTCCCCATCTAGTTCCTTTTGAGGAACTAGGGCGGCTACAGAATCAATGACTACAAGATCAAAGGCATTAGACTCAATCAACTCACGAGCAATATTGAGCGCCTGCTCACCACTACTTGGCTGCGACAGAGTTAGGTCGTCCATATTGACACCAATAGCTTCGGCGTACACAGGGTCTAGAGCATGCTCAGCATCAATGAACGCTGCCAAACCTCCAGCCTTTTGAACCTCTGCAATAGCGTGCAAGGTGAGAGTGGTCTTACCACTAGCTTCCTTGCCATAGATCTCTACAATGCGTCCACGAGCCCAGCCACCACCAAGGGCAACATCTAGGCCCAATGAGCCTGAAGAAACTGTCTCAACCTTTATGCTACCCATCTGTGAATAAACATTCACCGTGTTTTCACCGTGATCTTTGTTGAGCTTCTTAAGAATGGCCTCACGGGCCTTTAACTTTGCTTCTTTATCGTTTAGTTTACTCATAATATCCTCCCAATAAAAGCAGCACAGAGGGCCGTCTCTCTTCTCCCCCAGAATGAGACGACGGCCCTCCTACTGCCCCCACTTAGCTACTAAGGCCCTAACGCATTAGCTCTTCGAGATCACTCGACGAGGAGTCAGCGGCTTCTGCTCCGACCGAACTAGGAGCAGGCAGACTAGGTGAGTCGTTACCGGGTAGGGCAGCAACGAAATCTGCTGCACGGCCATTATCGAGGAGCTTAACAAGCCCATCGAAATCCATCGTAAAGCCAACCGCATCTAGTGCTGGCAATTCGAGGGTGTCCCCAAATCCCGTGTCAGAAGGATCCAGATCAGGATACACTTCATAGCGAGTCTTGAGACGATCCATATTCGGGATCTTTTTGATGCGGATACCACGTCCCTCGTGAAGATCAGTGATGTCCTTGCCCGAGGAGTGAATGATACCAAGGATTTGATCGAAGATCGTGATTGGACACGCATAGATCTGGATCTTTGGATCGCCCGCACCAAAGGGGCACTCAGCGTCTGGGCGAGCTTGCTTAAAATCAGCTACATCAGACGCCGTGTATATCGGGTCTTTCTCGACCACTACGTTCAGAAAGAACGTCTTCTTTGCACGAAGATCCTTAGCGAGCTTCTGTGCTTCTACGTTGGACTTGTCTGCACGGAGTGCCTGGACCACATCACAGATGGGGCAGTCGCCCTCAAGGTCTGGCGTTTCCTTAGGACACAGAACAGGTCCCTTCTGGTCGTCACTAACATTCCAATGCTGTGCGACCTCTCTCCAGAACTGACCACCAAGGCCGTTCTTCCACTGAGGCATCACTCGGACGTTATTCTCGCCGTTCTCAGGTCGCCAGAAGCGAGCCGACGAACGAGAGCCACCACGACTGAGCTGCTCCTCATTCTTTTGTTTTTGTTGTGCTACAAGATCGAATATTCCCATTTTATTTGTTTCCTTTATATACAGTTTGTTTTAGGGTTAGATCACTTTGCCCCTCAGCGCGGTATGTTGCTCCTAACTGGATTAGCATATCGCGTCTGTGAATCATAGCGTCTTTCGCAGCCTTTAGCAAGCCAGTATTACGCTTTGCATCTAAATATCCCCCCGAAGCTTTCACATAGGCTGAATCTGTAATGACAGTATTTTCGACCATCTTTTCTGTCATCTTGACCCCAGCTGCCTTGCCATTAGTGCGATGCAGATGGTCCAGCCTCGCATAAGTTCGTGGTAACTCTTCTTTGAGTCTAGCCTCATTGTCTAGAGCCAGTTCATAGGCGGTAGCATACCAGGCGAATAGCTGGCTATGCTCCATGAAACTCTCATTGATATGCTTGCTCTTGAGATCTGTGTGCTCGGTTAGATGATTCGGAAAAGTATTATCTCCAATCCTGAACACATCAAATAGTTCTAGTTCTTTGTCTTCTTCACTCATTGTCATCCTCTTCTTCCCAGCCCTCAAACAAATTAGCCGGAACTATCCATACTTCTTTTTCAGCATCAACAGTTCCGTTACCAGATAGATATACAGGCTTGTATTTTGCAATTGCAAACTTGTCCCCTCTTTTGGTTACTGCAAAGTGCTTATTATCTTCACTCATGCTGCTAGTCCCTTCTTTGCGGCCCAACTAGTGGTTGAGTATGCGAATTCTACTTTCAAGGGAACCAAGAAGTCGAAATCTTCCATCACATCCCTCTTCTTATTGAGCAAATCTAGCTCGTCCTTATGAATATAAGACTGAATCTCGTCATGCACAAGGTTTACAATCATAGAATTTGTATTTTTGAACACTTCCTCGTGAACCCTGACCGTTGCGAACTTGAAAATGTCCGCAGCTGTAGACTGGACAACGAAGTTACCAGCCTGACGCTCAGCACGTCCACTCATCCATCCATATTCTTTCCCAAGGATCTTATAAGCATTGATATGAGGCAGATGGCGAATCCTGCCGAAATGGTTAGGTATTTCAGCCTTGTTACGGGCGATGCGCGAACACTTGTTCACAAAACGTTTGACACCACGATATTTCCTAAAGTATTGGTCAATAAACTCTTGACAAGCTGCGATCCACTCACTATCTGGAGCATCCTTGTAGCGGTCTGGACGATCAATTTGAGTGGAAAGGCCAAGTGCTCCTACTCCATAGATAATGCCAAAGTTGATGGTATTATGGGTTATAAACCCGTTTGCACGATACAGGTGAGAATCAGAATTTACTTCAATATCTACGCAAGGAAGATTTCCCGCAGGCAGTATGGCGAGAACTCTGCAGGGTTTTCTAAATTTAGACACACCGTATTTATGCTCAGGTAGCCTGTTTCGTTTTCCGGTGTGACGTAAATATCTCCTAAAGTAGCCACCATCTGCCTTTAGTAGCCTAATTCTATAGTAGTTCTTGTCATACTCTTTGTTATAGGACAACTCCTGTGTAAACTTCAAACCCAGATAAGAAAGACAGGAACACATATGCCCAGCCAATACAGCGCTACAGGTCGTAAAAGACAGTATGCCTTCCTTGCTCACAGTACCGTCCGTATCTATAAGACCCGCAATAAACTCTGAAATAAACTCTTTGCCCCCACTCAAAACCCAAGAAGGTATTCTAAAAGACTTTTGTGAAGAAGATTTTAGTTCTCTTGTGGTGTCAACCAACTTAAGAGCCTCGAAAAACCTAAGAACTGATCTGCTACCTAGATATATAGATTTATCACGACATACAGGTCTCAAGTCCGCTTTCTGTATTTCATTGAATAATATTCTTTGCCATTCTTGAAAACTTATAGAAATTGTACCTTGTTTTTTGATATCTCCATGAGTTATACACACTGTATGTGCCCCGCAAACGCTTCCATCTCCCATAAATGCGCCCGCAATATATGCCATTTGACCAGTGGCATTGTACTCGCACTCTGGAGCATCTTTATAAGGTCTGTAGATAACTCCTACTGTTTTTGGCGCATTTTCCACTTCTGGCGAATAGAACTCCGGGTTTGGAAGCTCTGTGGTAACTTTCAATTCTTCCGCCCTAACTTGTCTAGTATCACTTAGCACAAACTTATGGTTTTTACTACAAGTCAATGTTCCTCTATTGGTTACGACATGCAACAAATCTTTGGTGCCACCATTATAGGTTTGGGTAATATCTACAAATTGATTATTTTCATCTAAAACTTGTTGAGGGGAAGACACCGACCCAAAAGAGTCTTTTTCTTCTGGGAAAGATAATAGTTGATCTAGCCTCCTCAATCCATTGCTCGTATTTATAATGGTGGAGGGATGAACACACTTTGCCACAGATCGTAATTCTTTATACTTCTTGTACATCTCGTGCTCATCATTTCCGAGCACCTTGATCAGCTCATCATAAGGAATAGCGAACATCTCGCAAGCAGTACGAGAATGAATGTCCTGCCCCTTACTGTAGGCATCCAGCATAATAGGATCTTCAGAGAAATGGGCGGTTAGTCTGACTTCAACCTGGGAATAGTCAGCAAACACAAAGTAATGGTTATCTGGGCAAATGAAAGCTTTACGGATACGAGTATCGTTTCGTGGTATATTCTGGACGTTGGGATCACGGCAGCTCATTCGACCTGTGGATACGTTCTGGTTGAAACTCATGTGAATGTAGTCATTCTCAACCAAGTCCTGAATCCCAATGGCGTATGTGTTCATGATCTTCTGGGATTCACGAAGAGTAAGAATATCCTTCACACCAGCATGGTCTTTAGCAAGAGACTTCAAGACCTTCTTATCGGTAGCAAACCTACCGGAAGCTGTAGTCTTGGTTAGCGGGACTCCCTTCTCGATAAGAGCTTCTGCCAGCTGAGTAGTTGAGCCAAGATTGAACTGCTTACCAAAGAATTTGTAAATCCTATTCTCGGTCTCCTTACATTCTTGTGCAAGCTCGTTCTCCAATACCTTCAGGTAAGGAACGTCAATAAGGGCTCCATGCTCCTCAATCTCTAGTAGGGCCTTGCAAAGCTTTAGCTCATTGAGATACACCTTAGCGATATCAGAATTCATATCTAACTTATCCATGACATGTTCATACAGGGCGTAGGTCAGGAAGGTATCAATGGCGGCGTACTCAGTCATCATCTCGATCGGCACGTATCCATAGTGAATATCCTCTTTACCAACCTTATTATCTATATGCCCCGCTAACTCATTAGCAATAATCCAGTTCTTCAAAACCGAACGCTTCTTGTCCTGGTGCTCCAAACTCGTCTGAAGCTCATCAGCGCGTGACATTACTAGGCTCTTGAAATATTCGCGTCTAGCCTTAGCCTCCGCAATACGCCACGCACCTAGCTTCTTCTCGTTAGCAGCAGCCTCGGGGCCAAACAGGCCCTTGTGTCTATGCTTCATATCATCTGTCCACCCAGAAGAGATTACCTTAAGGGCGGCTGGAGCATTCTCATCATATAGGTGCCACAGGAAGGTTGTGTCGTGGAAGGGCGTCTTGATCTCAATGTCGTCAGCTTTGTAGAAGTGCATATCGAACTTGGCATTGTGTAAAATAATAAATACATCATTCTGAGAGAAGAACTCCTGAAGCTGTGGACGTATCATGTTCATATCTAGCTGGGATGGTTGTGTTCCCCCTAGCCTAGAGTCAGAGTGACGAACCGGAACGTAGAAATGCTCCTTTTGCCATCCGAAGGACATACCCACAATCTTATTGCCCTGATAATAGCGAAACCCATCCGTCTCAGTATCGCACGCAACGAGCTTCTTACTCATCAAGTACTCATAGAACGCCTCCCACTCGTGCGGAGTGTGGACGAGAAACAGCTTGGACCCCTCAAGACCCTCTCTGTATCCAATGGGGACCTGGTTTACCAGATCGTATTTTCAACCCTCAAGCATTACTTATCGTCGTACCACTTCTTGAATTCTTTCACAAGTTTTAGACCCAGATAGGCCAAGCCTCCACTTGTTCCGATCAAAACAACTATTCCTAACCATGTATGGTTCATTTCTTGTTTGCCTTTACTTTAGCTCTCTGCTTTTCTTTCCACTCAGGAATCGCTTTCTTCTGAGTATGCTGAAAGGAGCGCTTCTTCAAAATCTCTTTCTTACCTGCAGCATCGGCCATTGAGTAAATACCCAACGCTGGGGAAGAGATACCATCTATCTCACAGTTATTTCCCCCACACTCCGGGCACTCAACTTAGTCTTCTTGGCCCCTCTTATGGAGTTCCTCGAAAACGTGGCTGCAATCATTACACCTAAAATCTTTTACTATCCAACCCATTATTGATGCAATCCCCACATTGCTCTGGTCTGCGCAATCAAAGCGTCTATATCATGCGTACTGGTCATCTTAGCACGGTGAACAAGAGGAGCACACTTTTTTAGGCTCCCCTTTGGAATCTCGTAAACATCTACGCCCCCACTCATAAGAGGAGTAGTGTAAACCACGGAAATATCAACCCAAGTATGCTTAGCTTCAGAGTTAGTCCAAATACGGAACGCATGGTTCCCTCGAACATAATAGCAATGGTAGCTCTTAGTAACAGACCAACATGGATCGCTCCCAAACTGCTCTATAAATGTCTTATCGTCCTTGTACTTCCAGCGTTTGGGCAGAACTGGACCAGGCAAGGCGGAACGAGCCCTTGTGGCAATATCATCACAAAGACGGCCAAGATTTAGATGGCCAATACGATCATACTTCTTGAATGTCTCACGTACTTCTTTCATGCGCCAGTGCTCCCAAAGCCCCCTTCTCCTCTATCAGTTTGTTCGTCACTGAACTGGTCTACTTCGACGCAGACAAAGGGAAGGACTTTTTGAATGAATAGTTGGCCAATACGATCGCCAACCCGCACCGTGAACAAGTCTTCTGACGTGTTATGCAGTATTACTTTTAGCTCGCCTCGGTAGCCAGCATCAACTATACCTGGAGCATTGAGAACAAAAACACCATTACGGGAAGCAAGGCCAGAGCGGGAGCATACTAATCCAGCGTACCCTTTAGGCAGAGCAATATTATAGCCTGTAGTAATCGCTACGGTCTCTTCTGGGGAAATGTCCCAATGCTGAGCTGAATATAAGTCGAAGCAAGCATCGTCCGAGTGTGCTCTGTTCGGGAGCTTTGCCTCAAATAGGAGCTTCTTCAGCTCCACAACACCACCTAAAGTGGCGCTATCGTATCCCCATTGCATAATATCTTATCCGTTTAGTATATTATATGTTGAAATCCAAAGATACTTGTTTGTAAACGAGAAACCAGATGTACTTATCAAGTCTACTTTCTTGATCTCAGCAAGTATTTCCCGACTATCGGGAGCTACCAACCATATAAGCACACTTGTTGCTTCTGTCAACTCATCTTCGAATATTTGTTTTAGTTGTTCTGCAGTAATTTCAGTTTGTTCGCCTAGTATTACTAATGTTGGTTTGTGGGACAAGCCCTCGACAAAGTCATCTATATTGATGGCTTTGCGAATAGTCGTGTAGGGACATCTTTTTCCAAGGGCTCTAACCCTCTTGAAACTATCATCCCATACCAGAATGTCTAACTTAGTTGCCACGTTGCAAACTCCAGGGAATTTACGTCAATCAGCTTTTGCGTTAGCATGTCTTTGAGAAGCAAAGCGCCTGCTTCCCAGTTCAACGTATCCCCAGAGTCTTTGTCAGCTGGCCACTGAGATAAATCAGGGACTAGCACATCGTCAAAATGAAGCTTGAGAGTTTCGATAGCTTTGAGCATCTCCTTCTTAGCATCTTTCTTATCCCAGAACAATACAACCTCAGTAACGCCCCAATGCTTCAATAGTTCAATCTGGTCATAAGATATCTTCTTACCTAGTGTAGCATATGAGTTGAACCCATGTCTACGTACTGCGAGAGAATCTATAAGTCCCTCAACAATAATACCCATATCACCGTGGCAAGGCACATAAGGCCATAAAGTTCGAGAAGCCTCAGAGTCTGGTGCATTGAAATACTTAGGGGGTCTGTCATCTGTAGCTCGTGCTAACCAAGACACTAAATCATTGTCTCCTCCGTATACCGGGAACAACACTCTACGTCCAATATTCCCTCGAATCTTATTATTGGCATCCTTGATAAATAAATGTTCAGCAGGGACATAGTGTGACTTGACGGCGGTGATTTCCCCCTCGGTAAAGCCTCGCTTAAGTAGATAATCCCAAAATGGCTTTTGTTCCGGATCATCCTTGTCTGTTAGAGGCATTGAGCCTTGGGGCATAGCTCGAATCGTTTTGATTTTCCTGGATGCATTAGGCACGTCTTCATCTACATAAATCCCAGTTTTGCATGCCTCTATGATGCTCTCCCATGAGGGAGCTATCTCGGCATACTCCCTAGCCAGCCGCATCATGGCTTGGGCTCTTGTTATTCCTTCAAATTGAGATACGAAATCGAATACATCGAAGTTTCCGTTATTGAAATCACATTTGAAGCAATTAAACCTTTTTGTGTCGTTGTTGACGTATAGCTTGTAGCTGCGGTCCAAGCAGTTAGGGCAACAAACCCGCAACTCACCGTTGCCCGAGTATTTTACAGGTACGGTACTATCCAGGTAGTCCTGGTAGTCAAATTCCTTGCGGATCTTACGGAGTACGCGGAGATTATCCAAAGCCAACGTCTTTTTCCTCTAGGTAAATCCAAATGTACTTGAAATCATCGAATCGCCAGGGTAAGTAACTAAACGAAAAGTAGGGCACCCACATACGGAGGGAGAGTAGTAGGTATCTACGCTTCCCTCGCTTGGTGTAACCGCCCCCCAGACTAATCCGGTTGGATTTCCTACCCATGATCTCGTGGCCCCACTCTTTACTAAAATACATTAGAAAAAACGAATCTTTCTCTTCTTGACTACGCATTCCCATTGAGTGAGATTGAGTCTATTAGCCAGTTTTTCGGCTCTTTTACGGAAGAAAAAGGTCCCTAAGACTCCCCTAGCCATGGGGTCATCATCGTAGGAATATACTTGATAAATATACATTATTTCTCTATATCTCGAAGCTCTACTTCTTCTTCAAGCTGCTTTTGTGCAGCTTTTAGAATGCGCGCAACGACCTTCTTGGGCACGTTCCAGCCCTCAACTTGGACATTGAGACGGTTTATTTCCCACTTAGGCATCTTCTTTTAACAATATATCGGAAAGGGCCACTAGGCGTTGTCCAAGCTTTTTAGCATAGTCAGGAGGTAGCTTAATTTCACTAAATCCACCATCTTTTTGCTTAGTCCTAAAAGTAACGCAGCTATCAGCCACACCTAGGGTGATAGTCGCAGTAGTATCGCTCTTGTGTATATACATAATCATCTCCTAGGAACTATATAAGGCGACATCTCCAGGATGTAAAGGGGTATAATGGCATCACAGCGAATACATTTGCCTTTTTTCGGTGTGGCATGTGTATTCCAGTTCCCTACAGCTTGCACAGCACGGTATGCTACCTCTCCCTCACTATTGATTCCAGAAAAAACCCAGCGAACGGTAGAATGCGTATATTGAACCTTTACTCCGTCATAACTACCACACCCAGGACAAGATACAGCACCCTTAGGGACCATCTCACTAGCTTGCTCAGCTACACGTATACATTTGGCACAAATAGCTTTAGCTGTCTCGTGGGCTAGGATCACTGGGCGTTCCTTGCTCGCTTTGTTTGAGCAAAAGCTGCAAGTCAGGCTGTCCTTGTGGAGACTCATAGTCTCCGGTGTCTTTACTTTCATCCTCTCCCTCTTCTTCCACCTTAGTATCGTGGTAAAACGTCATATATGAATAATTAGTTTCAAGCGAAACCGTTCTGCCATAGGGACCATTACGATTCTTAGCAATAAACAAGCGCATTAGTTCGTCTTCACGCTCATCTTTGGTCTGAGCCATCATAAGAACCATGTCTGCGTTGTATAATTTGCCAACATAACCTGCAATACCTGCTTCATCTGGAGTCTCAGCCACCATGCCAGAGCGGTTTAGCTGAGTAGCGGTCCACACAGCTACGTCCATCTCTGCGGCAAAGCCTACCACGGCCTTAGTAATGGCATCAATCTCTGCATGCTCAGAATGGTAGGTTCTGTGGGGACACATAAGGTCAAGATAATCTAAAATGATAAGATCGGGAACTAAACCTCCCTGAGAAATAGTCCTGAAGAAGTCTCGAATAGTGTGAATGGTAGCCGTATCGGCGGGATAGTGTTGAATGATGAGAGACTTACCGTAAGTAGCCTTGTACTTCGTAAGGCTCTCAATAACCTCTTCCTGATACTGGTTTAGCTCCTGAGGCTTGACATGAGCGAACATGGAATCAAAGCGATCTGAGATATCCATTTGACTAAGCTCGAAAGTAATATAAGCAACTTTCTTGTTTAACATGAGCGCTGTGCGAGCTAACCACTGTAAGAAGATAGACTTACCACGGCCTGTTCCACCAACGATTAGTCCCATTTGACCAGTCTTGATACCCCCATAAGTGAGATCATCTAGCTCAGGAATGCCTGTAGGAATCTTCTTGTGATTATGGCGATGCACACGATCTTCTACTCGGGATTCAATCTCACCGAAATAATCATATCCTCTATCATCGAGACTAACACCTGCGGCCACAGCATCCTGCATCATAGACAGAATCTCGTCCCACTTACCGTTCTTGGTTAGATCTACGGAATCCATGATGGCCTTCTTGACCGATTGGGTCTTGATGAAGGTGCTCATTTTGTCAGTGATATACTCGGCCTCACTTGGGACCACTCTCTCCTTGATAACGTCAAAGAGAGATACAAACTTGGAAACCTCTTCTGTCCTAATCGTCTTGTCTACGGTGGCAGCTTTGATTAGTTCCTCCCGCAGAAGGGTAGGCGTAAGATGATGCTTAGACTCCGCAATGGTATTGAAGAACCACTGCAGGGCCTTATTGTTGAAGTGCTCAGGCTGAAGATGATGAGCTGCAACGTCACAGAACTCGGGGTTCTCGATCATGTAAGCAAGTACCTTCGCCTGGAACTCAGGCGTGACTGCAAAGTTTACATCTTCTGCCATTTACCCCTCTTTAGCAGCCTGATAAGCAGGATCTGCTTCCATGAACTCTTTAGGGAACGTATAGACGCCTGTCAACACGAACCTTTTATAAAACTGCTCTCTCGTACAGTTCTGTGCATTCATCATCTTCTGTAGCAACTTCTCACTCTGCCTGAATACATCTGCTTTGTCAAGGTCTGGTGGGCGCATATTGCCTAACACTCTGCCCTCAGTCTTGCCCTCGTAAGTCTTAGCACGCTCAATAGCTTTCTCTGTAGCTAGGTGCTTGGTCTTTGGATATGTTCCAAAAGCTTTATCAAAAAAGACGAACTGAGCCTTCAGATATCGCTCTGGGCTAACATCAGCTTCACGACGAGCCTTTTCGACCCGGATCCACAGAGCTACCTGCCCGTCCGTCATCTCATCCATATAGTACTTTACCCGACCACTATAAACATTGATCATCCTGAAGTAAAGATCCCGCAGCATAGTAAGTTCGACGGGAACGGCGCTATATTGGTTCTCACCATCGATAATTCTCTTTACGCTAGACTGTTTAGTCTCAAACTCCTCAATCTTCTTTTTCCTGAAGGCTTTCTTCTGTCGTATCGAGGCTAGCTTCTTTTTCCTCAGCAGCTCTAAGATATGCTCTGTCATTTCTTCTCTTCTTCCATGATTTTACGATATGCCTCGCTATACTTGCGAAATAGCTCAGCATCACCCCCACGATCAGGATGGGTCTCTTTTGCGAGGCAACGCCAAGCAGCAGAAACAACGCTAGAAGATGCAGTAGGAAGGAGATGTAAAGTCGCATAAGAGTCTTTTAGAGTTGGGGAGGAGGAGTTTATTTTGAGTCTATCAGCCTTACTTTTCTGGTGCATCGTCCACCCTTCCTTAGCACGAGCTATGTCCATTTGAACATAATCATCTAAGGAGGAGTAGTCAACAGGCCCTGAGGTCCTATATGCTAGTTCAATGACTTGAAGTAAATATTTGCTATGAACGTGCCAATGCCCTACGTGATCTTCGTTCTGATCATAGTAGCGATACTCAGTAGGAATATCATATCTCAACCACTTACGTACTGCAGATGGTGTATTGATAAGGCGAAAGAAATCGCTTGGCCCTGGAACCACAGTCATTATACCCCAGTAACGTAACTTGGAATTAGAACTTCAGTAAACGTTCGGTACGGCTTGAAGGCAGCGTCTTCAAAGTTAGCGGGAAACGTGTAATTAAAATCGTGGGGTGGATAGTTAATTTGGCTGATAAGTCTAAGGCGTCTAAACGCGCTATAGTGAATATCTACACGTAAACGAGACTGGGATTTGTTCATAGCCCTCATCATTGAGTCAGTGCTTGTGATATATAGCGTTAGTACTTGTTCATCAGTATTATTATTAACGACCACACCTTGAAACCTAGTAAGGTCATCAGGACCTGCCTTTTGGGGCTTGTTGGGGACTACCGCATATAGAGATCCATCTACCCTACGAACCTTCGTGACAGCCATTCCAAGCCTCATATATCCATAAACTTCATCGGGAGGATTTAGGTCTTGAATTCGGACAGCTCTCATATCTCAGTATATCATTTTAGTCTTGATCGTTCCAGAGCTTGCGCACTAATTCTGCATCTGGGCCGGATGAATGAATAGGAAAGCATTCTTCATTTTTATAATCACAAAGACGCTGGTATGAGTGCTCCAAAAGATACTTGTGGCAAAAGTTGGAAAATTCAACCACAATAAGCTTCTTGCCTCTAAGCCCTCGGCCTAGGCGCTGAAGAGTCTTAATCTTAGACTTGCGACTGCCTGCGAGTATGAGGGCATCAATAGCATCAGTGTCTACCCCCTGGTCGAGAATGGTAGAAGCTATAAGAACTGGAAGACGGCGCTTAGAGAAGCTTTCAAGAGCGCCCTGACGAATATCGGTATCTTCAGTGCCGTGGATAAACTGATGAGGTATCATTTTGGACGGCTTGTTCCACAGAGCTTCATCTATAGTCTTACCATGCTGAATCTCCTCGCACAGGATAAGGACGTTGAGGCCCTGGTTAGCAAATATCTCAGCCCACTCTACTACCTTGTCGAGAAGTTGTTCATTCTCAGACACGCCCTTCTTATATGCAGTGGGATAGCGGCAGTTCTTCTTTAGGACCGGCTCAGTAACCTTATCAAAAATGATGTCAGCGCCAGGGTTGATGCCCCGCTCTACAAGCTCCTTCAAGGGGATATCTATCAGCATCTCTCCGGTGGCTGCTATAAGCATGAGATTGGCACCATCAGTGCGGTCCAGAGGGGTGGCCGATAAACCGTAGCGATAGTATGCGGGGCACAGAGTTGCCACTGTGTAGTAAGTATCGCTGCCCACACCATGGCACTCATCTAGGAACAAAACCTCTGCACTTTCAATTAAATGCTGGGCTTCTGGTGTATTCATTCGAGCTTCTAGAGTCTGGATACTGGCTACTGTGACAAAGCTACCTGGTTGCCACTTGCCATCCCCCACAATGCCTACCTCATCCTCCGAAAGCTCCAAACGCTTTATAAACCTTTTCTGAGACTGATACATCAGCTCTCTGGACGGAACCAAGAATAGGGTCTTCAATCCTAAATATTTAGTGACAGCGCAGGCTATCTCGGTATTATGAGTCACTGTAAAGTCCCCAAGAAGAAAACGACCATCTACGTCTAAAGTCCACCCAACATAAAGCCCCGGTCCTTCGTGTTCTACAGCAAACCCAGTATTGGTAGCTTTTCTACCTATAATGTCTCTGGGCTTCTTTCTCTCTAGTCTTACAGGAATTTCCGAAAGTGTATCTCCTGAAATATAAACTCTCCAGTAGGTTTCTCCGTTTATGATCTTGTCACCTAGAGAGCTATGATACCCAAGGGACCTTGCCAGGAACACTATATCCTCAGCTAGTTCTTTTCGAGACTGTACGAGATCTATATTCTTCCCGCTCCAATATCCGTCCGAATCTACAATACCAGCCAGAAGCTGTAGTCTCCTGTCTCTTGAGTTTATAAGGTAATCCCTAGGGATACGAGTCTTTGGAAACAACTCCCGCATACTGTCCAACACAGGATTGATCTTACCCCGAGGGGTAACTATGCCATATGTGGGACAACGGTCTGGGTAGATGTATTCGCTTAGCCCGCAATCCTGGCTCTTGGCAAACTCCTTCAAGAAAGAAACTATCTCATCATCTATATTCGTAATCTGGATTCCCTGGGATAAATCTTTGCGCCCATCACCAATCCACAAACCAACAAAGTACGGATCTAGGAGAACTTCCCGTTCCTCAAACTCTGTGCCTACTCTAAAAAGTTTATGACAATGCTTGAATGTTTGGTTCTGCTTTTGATATTCATCAAGCCCAATATCAATAACTTCCCCGGTTTGCGTATGCCTCAGAGTCAGCACATGCACATCGTTGCACCTAAACGGCTCTCCCTTATTGGGCACAATCTTATATATATCAGACCAGCCAGTGCAAGTAGATAATACTTTACGTGGCTTTGAGTCGGGACCCATAAGCAAATCACCCGGCTTCACCTGATCCGCCAATATTACTGTGCCGTCATATTTCAACACCGGAGTTTCTGGGCCCAAGCACTTACCACCACCCGTGGCTACCTTCACGATGCCCTGCTTATGGGTCACCATAAGCTGACAGGCAGCTTCCTGATATTCATACGGAGGCTCAAAATCGATACCTTTTAGGTCGAAACCGTGACCACCTGGGCGTGGTTCTGGCCTCAAATCCTCTAATTCGACCTCTACCCCCTCTTCCTCCAGGGAACGCCTTAGAGCGCCTGTCAGGCCGCTTGGAAAGGCCCCTGAACGGGGTCTAAAGAGGTGTTTCCTACCATCCCATTTGCCTCTCTGGAATGCCTTGGAGAATTGATAGCCTTGCACCGGATATGATGTTACTTCTCTTACCCGGTATTTGTTATAGTCGCCAGTCAATTTGGCATGAGAACCATATATTGTAATCTTAGCCTTACTCACGGATTAGACTCTCCACAGGTATAATACCCTTACTTCCCTCCATAAACAAGTAGTCATCTGAAGGAAACCATTGATAAGTAATACTCTCACGTTGGAATTTTGAGAATGCATAGGGATTAAGTATGCTTATTCCAGGCGGGTCAAGATTACGATTGAAGATAGCTCCACGAATAGACTTTGGCCGGTCCCTATACCTATAGTAGCATATAATCATCTCAGATGATTTCATCACTTCTTCAAATAAGTAATGAATCCTACGGACTATAATATCCCCACAATTAGCGTTTACGGGGCATCCATCCTCTATGAAGCATTTCAGAGGAAACATCTTAGGATGATCTTCAATCAGGACCATACATTCCCCGTAGACATACCTAAGTGGAATGAAGGTAGTCTTACTCTGGAATGTAAAGAAGCTTATGGGCTCTTTGGTCATTAGTAAGGCGTGGTTCCGTCTGGATCCCATTCGTCCGGAATAGCGCGTCCTGTGCCGATTGTAAAGTCTGGGCGGGTTTCTAGCCCTAGCACAGGGACTCCATATTCAAGAACTACCTTGCGCCAAATCTCTTCGCCTGGATCTGCCCTTCTGGTGGCACTGGATTGGCGGTGGGCATAAATATATTTGATTGGCATTCCGAGCTTTCGACCCTCCTGCACCATAGAGCGGAGGGCGGCCCTAGCGGCCTTCACACGACCCTCAGTCAGGACAGTAGGTGTCCCTTTCCATAAAGACTCTAGGTCTTCTCTAAGCTCAGTATCGGGATCGTCCAGAAGTCCTGGGTACAGCCCATCTACTTCTAGGCCTAGAGTCTTGCGATTCAACGCCCCCGCATGGTACACATAGAAGTCTAAGGGATAGTTCTTGGTATAGAAACCATCGAAGGACACAAAATGAGCAGCAACCTTCTTCACACGCGTAGCCAGAGCTAGACACTTGTCCCCGTCTGCAGCGGCAATCTGTCGATCTGTGACTTCAAACTGAACAGCTGTCTGATGAATCGTGATTCCATTGACAGCGGAGGGAGCCCTGCGAACTACTCTTCCTCCCCGCATTCTGAACTTACGCTGAACAGAAGCAGGAACGCCCTGCTGGCTAAGATCATAGGAACGAACAAAGTCTAGCTTATCCTCAGCCTGGGCGGGCATCTCATCCATTTGGTTAAGCATAGCTGCTACAACAGAGTCTTTGATCTCTGGTGCCCACACAAACTCGTTGTCTAGAGCAAAATCCTTCAATGCTTCCCAGGTCTCATCCCCAAGATGACTATCTGCTCCAAACGTAGGAAGTTCATAGCCTGCCCGTTGCAGAGCAAGCTGGAGATGTCTTACATGTTTGCCTTTGTCACCGTACTTCATTACCAAGCCTTTATAATCATTGTAAAGTAGTATGTATCCTCTATTCGCACAAAACGAAAGTATACTCCCATCTTATGACTTACCCATATAGGTAATGAGACATGGATCTTTTTTACTTGAAGGCCGTCGCCAAACTCAAGCCAATTGTACTTAATAGAAAGGTTCCAGCTAAGCCCCAAGCGATCGGGTTTCCGAACTTGGGTTTGTTTTCTGCCTTTAGTCTCAAGCGGTTCTCTTCCTCCCACTTCGAGTAAAGTCGGTCCCTCTCGCCTTTTAAAACTAACTTCTGATCCTCCAGCTCGTAGATCTGTACATCCTTCAGCTTTAGTTGATTCTCAAGAAGGCTTACCTTCTTGAACATATTGATATACTGAGTCTCGAAGTGAGTAAGCTCCTGATCTAGCAGGAGGAGTTCCTTCATCTCATCAAGCGTGAAGCACTGGTAACGTTCACCCTTCACAGTACAAGGCTTTCCTGTAGGAATCTTGGAGTTCTCAGGGAGATCTCCGATCTGCACAGTTCCATCCCCGTTTAGACCCACAAGGGGATCCTGAGCCATAGCTGGCGCACTTAGCGTTAAAGTACTGAACGCCAGCATAGTAGCGTATACTATAAAATATTTCATGTTATCCCCTTGTAAGCTTATCTAGTTCGTCCCAGTTCTTGATCTCGTGGATCGTCTCCTTTGCCTGGTCGTAAGTAGTCTGAGCCACTTTAATAGCCTCATCAACCCCGGCAATCTTCTTCTGAATCTCTAAGATCTTCTTAATGGCAGCTTGCTTCTTCGCTTCACTCTCAGAGATCTTCTCATCAGCCTTAGCCTGCTCTGCCTTCTCCTCAGTCACAGCCTTCTCATGGAGCAGTTTAGCAAGCTTCTTGCCCTGCTTCCAGGCCCGGAAAGACAACAGTCCGATAATTATCATTGCGACAGCAGCAGCAAGGCCAGCAAATATTGCTCCACGACTCTTCTTTTTGCTATCTTTACCCGCACCCTTCAGGGACCGGAATACATCTAAAAGTTTACTTACAGTATCAGCCATAAAATCCTCAGGCTAGAACATAAGCACCACTAGACTTTTGTCAAGTGTATGTAATGGCGTCATTCCTAGAACCGCCGATAATATCATCATTTATTGCTATAGCAGTAAGTATAGAGGCCAAAATACTTGTGGGTCTCTTATCGAAGTGGGAAGGAATAGACCTTAGAATAGAATCCACCTTAGTGTCCCTAGCATAATATAGTCCTAATACAGAGAAGGTGATCCCAGATCTGTTTGATAGCTCAGTTATACTGATACTGTATTTAGTTCCTGGGGTCATTGGTTGCGTAATAAGTATTACTTCTAGAGAAGTAGTTTCATTAGTTGGCAGAACACCTACTACCTCTACCGGACCACTGCCGTCTACCACACTAATAGAGTAGTTGGAAGGATCGTTGTAAGTGTCATTGACTATAACTTCGTCATCGAACAAAATACGCACGAGCTTCTTAGAGTAAACATTTATGTCTAGGACATTTATAGCCGCCACAGGGGGGCCTGCTTGTCCCTCAAATAATATAAGAAGACTCATTATGAATTCCTATGTATTACAAATTTACCAGAGATGATTGATATAGGGACAAAACCTGTGTTGGGGTTAGTTCCACATTCTGTATCATAGCACCTGCAATCTCTCCAATTAATGCGGTACCAGCACCATTGCTCATAAATACAAGTGTGTTTTGGCTAGAACCACCCGAGGGAGGATTTAGCCCGGTTGCTTGTGTATCTTGTACCCCATCAATATACAAAGTACTTGTGGTTCCAGCAGAGTTTCTTGTTGCAGCAACGTGATGCCACTCTCCAACTGGATAAGCAAGGGTAGACAATACTTCATTGCCTATCTTGGTACCACTTTGATGATATAACCTAAGGTTACCTGCTGAGGTGACATCGAAGGCCCACGGAAAGTTGAAGGCACTACCACCGCCTGGGAGTCTCATACCAAGTATTGATGCCGTTGCTCCTGTATTACTGCCGCGATACAACCAACAAGAAACTGTCAAAGCACCAAAAAACTTAACTACTCCAGCACTAGGAGCTGTCATAGTGGCTTGTGAATTTACAGCACATTTATTTGTGTTTCCACCAACTAATCCATTCATCCTAATATAATGACTAGGAAGTCCGGTAATAGCTAAAGCAGCCTTTTCATCCGTTGTGGTTCCATTAAACTTCCAGTGAGTGATAACACTAGCGGGAGTATCATCCGGATATCCTATAAGGGTAACATCTAATGCCTGAACTGAAGAATATCCCATTACACACGTACTCCGAAGATCAAACACTCACTAGCAGTAGTTATAGTCAATGTAGCAAGCGTAGAACTAACAGCAAATGTACATCCTGTAGAAAAATCTAGTTCATCCTTTTTTATATCTTCACTAGCCTCTCCATTCTTGGGCAATAACATCCACCAATCTGGTGCTGTTCCATTGCTCGGAAGCGTAGTGCTATTAAAAAACATAAGATATCGGTTAACGCCAATGGTAGGATCTAGTATAGCCCTAACCTGGCGTAGTTGACAGGATCCTGTTGCTATATCAACTAGGCTATCAACAAGCCCCGAACTTTTGAACTTTACAAAAGTCTCTGCAGCGGAAGTAACAGAAACAGTTCCTGTAACACTTGTAGGAAGAGGGTTGGATATACCACTAGCAATGTTAACGTCTATGGGGGTTGAATCATCAATAGCTAGAGCACTTGTCTGGCTAGCAATGTTAACATTTGGGGTACCTGTTACCGTTGTAGTAACCGTACCTGTTACCGTTGTAGTAACCATACCAATTATCGCGGTCTTAAGGGGATTAGTGGTAATTCCGGATGGCGCTCCGGTCTCGTCAATAGTGACAACACCCTGCGCATATTCGGAACTGCCAGAAGGTGCTTCTTGGAGGATAAAAGTATCCCCAGATGTATCGTCTGTTCTAGTGACTAGTTTCTTTGCAAAGGCCATTTTATACTCCTATAAAAGTCCGGGATAGTCCCCCCAGAATATCCCATCCTTACTTATGCACCTTCAGTGGTAGCTGGAGGACTCTTCTTCAGGAAGTGCTTACCAACAAGCTCCCAAAGACCGGATGCAGCTGCACCAGTCACAAGACCGGAGAGAATGGCCTGAAGCCAGTCGCCCGTAGTCATAGCAACGGTTGCTATGGCACCAAGGACACCAGCTACTGCTGCCACCCATGGCTTGGCCTTAGTTGGAAGAAGATTATCAATGAACTTGATCTTGGTTGCAAGAAACACAAGAACCATGATAAGTGCAGCCACGAAAAGGCTCCACTCTCCGCCCTTAGCGGCATTGACCATGACATTTAAAAGTTCACCGAAGTCCTTACTGGCTTCCTCAGTTACATCTGGAGCTGCAGTTTGCGCGAAGGCAAGGACAGGGACCAGAAGTGCTACCAATGTGAATAGTGCTATTTTAGCATTCTTCAGCATATTTATACCTCATTTGGTTTATAGTAATGGGCGTATCCCATTACGAAAGATTAGATAATTGTTCCATTGTTGTCACCATTAGTGACAACGCCGGTGCTTGTACTGGTAAGGATGTTGCCAGTAGTTACATCATTAGCAGCTACACATCCTTGAGTAGAAGAATTAACGCGAATAACAGGCTCTCCTGCGACACCAGTGAGATCACACACGTTTCCTGTAACTGAGAATCGGACAACATCATTGATATCAATACTTCTTCTATTGGCGATACCATTCCCTACCCAGCCCTGGACAACGTTTCCACTACAACTTAATCCATTAAGAAAATCAGATCCTAGTACTAAAATTGCTCCACTGTTTGTAATGCTTCTTAAAGAAGAAACATTTGAACTTGTTATATTGTTACTGTTAATAGTAACGCCAACAAAAACTACAGCAGTAATAATAACGTTTATCCCAGTCCTTACTGAACCAGTTGCTGGTGCTCCATCTTCAAAGATTGAATTTCCACAAATAACCAAGCTACCGCCACCAGTGCTACTACCAAAGTTAAGCAAAGCG